CACAGAAGACGTGCTGAGCCTGGCTGTTGACCCGAACACGCTCCAAGACGGTGAGCGGGTCATGGTGGTGACGAAGACTGGAAACCCGGTTTCAACTGGCATCGTGCAAGCGGTGTACAGCTACGGAGCTGTCCAGCTGCGTGAGATCATCGATCCAAGGTCGGCTGTGGGGAATCGGATCTACGACACCCACCTCTACTCGTTCGTGCTGATGAAGGACGATGTCAACGTCATCGACCCGGACGAGTTCCAGTTCGACCGCAACGCGCAATCGGTTGCAGAGGACGAGAAGGAAGACTCTGCGGTGGATGATTCCATCAAGGTGGACGAGAAGGGTGAGAAGGTACCACCAGAGCCTAAGCATAAGGCTGAGCCTAAGAAGCCGGAAGTGGACCCCAGCATCCTGAAGGACAGCCAGGTCGAGCGTGTGATGGCAGCAGTAAGTGAGGCTGCGATGGCATCGATGCGCTCATCGGGTGTGTCCCACAGTGAGATCTACTCTAAGGTCGTCGAGATCCAAACGGCGATCAAACCTGTCCTGGAGAAGTCTGGAGCGTAAGTCATGGCCCAGTCAGAGGCGGATCTCACTAGCTACTGCCAGCGCAAGATAGGGGCTGGAGTGGTGGGCGTGGAACTCACCACTGACCAGATAGACGACGCGATCGATGATTCGAAGCGCGTTTTCCAGGAGTTCATAGGGCAGACGAAGACTCACGAGGTCACCGGTATCAACGCGGGCGGCAATTTCGACATGCCAGCTGACTGTGAGCAGGTGGTCGAGGTGTCATTCGCCCTGAACCAGGCTGGCCTGTACGACCAGTTCAATTGGGCTGGAGTGGAACTCGGTCCTTTGAGCTTTGGGATCTACGGGGGCTACCGTATCGACGGCAGTGGGGTCGGTGGTGGCTATTCCTACCTGGTGCAGGCGCTTCAATATCGAGAGATGGCCAAGACCATTCTCGGGATCGACCGAGACTGGTACTGGGACTACGCCCAGAGGAAGCTGGTCATCACCCCCACCGAAGGTCAGGTGGGCACGTCGGCATTCACCAGGTACCTAGTGTCTGAGGTGGATGTGTCTCTGCTCCGCAGTCCTGATTACGGACTGATGCGAAAGTATTGCTATGCTGAGTGCTTGGAAACCCTCGGAATGATCCGCACGAAGTACTCAGAACTCCCCAGCGCAACTGGCACCATCAGCATGAACGGGGACACCTTGTTCGCGAACGCAGATGTCCTGAAGGCTGAAGTCATCAACCGTCTGAAGCTCACGCGCCAGCCTCCTGGATTCTTTGCGGCTTGACAAAACGTATCAGGTGTGTTACATTCTCCCTAGATAGCTGGCACTGTTGTCAGCTTCAGACGGAGAGAGTGTATGTGGATCTGCAAAAATGATGCGTTTCTGAGCATCGTAGACAAGGGAGAATTGGGCTGTGGTACGCCCCATGAGGATGGCTCAAAGAGCGGTTTCTTGTGCGTCCGAGCCAGGGTAAAGGGGCACATCGAGAGAGTGTTTCCCGACGCCAAAGTCGCGCACACGCCTCACAACGACTACCATTACCGGGCATTTGTCATCAGGCGTGACGTTGCCGATGCCATCCGTGAATCGATCATGGATATAGGGTATCCCAACTTCAAGAACAGCGTTGCTGATGACGACTTGCATTGCGCCTACGCGGATGTTTGGTCTACCATGTTCAGCTATGGACAGGCCAAAATTCAAAAGCTCAAGGGCAACCTTGGAAGAGAGCGTCGGTTCCTTGGATACCATCCTCAGGATGACTATCCCGACATCTGGAAGAAGTGATCTTCTTGAGGTGCGTGAGGGGGACCGGTACGAGGCCATGCCAGGCGAGTCCGCTCCCACCTCCACGCATGACATCCGTCTAGTCAGGCGGAAAGGCGTCAAGAACAAGGGACGGTTCTTCTCCAAGAGGTCGGCGAGCGACCTCCAGACCTTCAACGAATACCTCACATGGCTCATCTACAAGGCTGCGGGTATGCGCGTAGCCCCTCAGGTTGAGCTTGTGATGAGCGATGACCTCAATCACCTCCGTCTGGTACAGGGCACTGTGAGCGGGCGGCAGGTGAAGGGTCACAGCATGGACCCGATCGACATACTCAAGAAGTCGAACATAACCCGAGGGCTGTTTGTCGATGCCTTCCTGGGTAACTGGGACGTGATCGGCAGCGCGCCACAGTTCAACCTCTTCGTGGGGAAGGGCGGCAAGGTCTCAAGGATCGACACTGGAGGTATGGACTTTCGGGCGCAAGGTCAGCGCAAGCCAGAGGGCAGATTCGGAGACGTAGTTGACGAACTGGCAGCTTGGACCGGTCTGACCGGGCCGGGACGGAAGTCGGGCAAGGCTTACAGGCTCTTCAGCAAGATGAACGAGGCCGAGTTCCGCAAGGCTGCGAAGGTGTTCAAGCGGTTGTCGTGGTCCAAGGTGGATCAAGCCATGAGAGATGGGCTGGCTAGGATAGAGTTTCTCGCCGATAAGTACGGTCAGGACAAGATGTTGAAGGACGCCAAGCAGTACGGTGGCTCCATGCTTCCGAAGCTGAAGAAACGGCACTCATACCTTGAAACCGTGATCAGAGACCTTGGTCTCTAGGTGAATACATGGCTAAGTACTTGAAGGGGAAGAACCACACAGTCTTCTCTGTGCTAGAGATGGCAGCGAAAGCTGCCAAGGCAGGGAAGCTCGAGAGGACTGATCTCATCGAGTTCAACAAGTGGTTCTCAGATAGCAAGAAAGCGATCCGACTCGACATGATCGAGGGTCAGCTGTTTGTCAGGATTGAGGGCGAAATGGAGGACCCGGAAAGGACGAAGAAGAAGGTGGAAAAATGAACCTTCACTCCATCATCCAAGATGTCGAAGACCTCCTTGAGAAGAAGATCTGGCCAGATCGTGACTCGATCGACTACTGGCGCACGATGCGAGACGGTCTGCATGTGGGGTTCCACGGCACTGAGGGCTCAGGCTCTGGAATACCGGTAGCCGGCCCAACCTCGATGACTGGCATCAGTTCCCCCCTTAGTGCTCCGTTCATCTCGTCTCTCAAGAAGGGGACGTTCCAAGCTGAGGCTGCGAAGCAACCAGGCATGACCATGGGTGCGCTTCGTTTCATCAACAGCGCGTTTGGAAAGAAGAGCGTGAACTCCTCGATCGCGAAGGTCAACAAGCACTTCAAGGGCAGAAAGGTCCGTCTGAGCGGCAAGTTCAACCATAGACTGAAAGCCAACAACCCAGGAAATGCTTACGGCAGCAGACCTGTGGGGTTGGCTTACCTCCACGAGTTGGCCACGCCAACCAATGGATACGCGCACATGCGGTCGGCGCAGCAGCAGCACTATGGCAGTCCCACCGAGAAAGGCGTGCGCGCCTTGCAACTCATCCTCAAGGGCATGGGCGTTGGTGGTGACCTGGATCACCAGGCAGAGTACAACAAGCAAGACAAGTTCATCGACTCAGATGGAAAGATCGATCGGGTCAGGGTCCTACGAGCGTTCCACGGACCACTGATCGGCGAAGACGGCACGAAGATCGGTGCCGCGCACTGGACGGAGGAGAACATCGCTCAGGTTGAGGAGAACGTGAAGTCCTTCCTGCGTGACCAGTACGCCGTGAACCAATGGGCACTCCGTGAGGCAGCGAAGCGCTCCAAGAAGTCGAAGTCGAAGAAGAAGGGTCTGCCTGCGTTCATAAAGGGCGGAAGGGTCCTCTGCACCAGGGGCACGAATAAATTCAGCAGTCTCAGCCGAGAAGATACAGCGGCAGTGGCTACGGTCGTCACCCAGTATGATCTTGGTGTGCTCTGTAACCAACGACCTCAATCTGGCTGGTCTCTGGGGCCTGGTCATGGTGGTTACTCATATGGGCCTGGCAAGGCCCACCAACTGGGCCTGCCCTCTACTGGTTTCGTGGAAAAGAACAAATTCGTCCTTAGGTGTGCTCCGGCAGTGGAGACGGTGTTAGCCACTAGCCTGGCTATGCAGACCGGCTTTGACGAAGAGGCTGAACTCCTCGTCATGGGTGCCAGCGAGGTACCCATGAAGCTGACGTGGACCCCCACGGGGGTATCAACTAAGGCGGGTCCAAAGGGAAAAGCGGCAATTGCTGCTTATCAATCAGATGACCCAGCGAATCCGGGAAAGGGAGGGTATGGGCTCCCACAACCTCACGATGATTCGGGCAAGTCAACGCCCGAGGACGAGGCTGCATTGATCAATGGGTTCCTGACAGGCACACCGTCCTTCCGACCGAAGTACAAAGGCACCGGACGCCGCGAAGAGGCGGTGTCTTCGCTCGACAACCTCCTATCCCAGTTAGGGTGACAGCAATGAATCCAATGGATTACTTCAAAGACACAGTGGACCTACTCATGCAGGTCGATGAGGTTGGCGAGATCGAGCGCAATCGATTGCACCGAGTCTCGGATCGAGAAGATGCGCTCATGGCTCTGGCGATGGCAGCTGCACCTGTTGCGCGACCCCTCATGGAGGCCGACAATCGGAGTGACTCCGAAGCGGCGTTCTTCTTCCATGATCTGGAAGAGGCGAAAGCGGTCTTCACCCTGGCGATGGGTTTGGGGTTGGTCGATGGCGAGGTGATCTTCGATGACACCGTGAATCCGAAGTGGGGCCTGGGTCAGTATGCGGTGCGGGTCGAGCCCATCGTCGTGTACAGCAAGCCCACGATCTACCAGCGACTCGTGGATGGCGCAGCCGAGATCCAAGGTCTAGGTCTCGAGTTGTATGACTCGCCCGTCATCGTGGGCGAAGATGGTGAGCTTGACGAGAGGACGATCCACACGGCTCATGATGGGAGATGGACCTCAAAGGCGAGGGTGTCGGCTGCGGGTCGGGGGTCAGCTTCAGACGGGGAACGCAAGGGGGACGACAGGTTCTACTTCAAGACGAAAAAAGACTTTCCCAAGGGAGAGAAAGTGAAGGGACTGTGTGGCCGCGCTGCCAGAAAGGCGGGGGCAGGCAAGGATTACGGTCGCCTCTGCTGGAGTGGGCAAAAGCCTAAGTGGGCAAAGAAAAAGACAGGACCCAGCCCCGACTGGAAGAGGCGAAAGAAGATGGGCGGTGCAAGAAGCACGCTCTCCGATCTCGCCGAGTTGGGTGCAAACCTCATCGAAGGTTTGGACAACCTCATCGAGGCGAAGTTGACCAAGGACCAGGAGGATGAAGTCCGTGGGGAGATGGTCAAGAATGGCACCCCGGTTCGGTTCATGTCTCGCGGTGGGTCGCTCAACATCCTGACTGGAGACGTGACCCGCAAGGGTGCCAATGTCATGCACCAGACGGTCTATTGGAACTTCAACAAGGCGACTGCCAAGAAGATCGCCAAGTGGCTGGGAGCGCGTGTAGCGTTCTCGGAGGGTCTGGACCCGGCGCACAAGGCTGATTCAGCAGCGACTGATCTGTCAGAGTCGAACCAGGTAGCCAACACCATCCTAAAGCAGATGGGTGGATGGGGCAGGATTCGGATGATGATCGGTGCGAAGAACGCAGCATCGTACAGGGCAGCTGGCGAATCCAAGTCCGGTGAGGGTCTGGGCGGTGTGAGCTTCAGGTTTCCTCGACCAGGTGGCGGGAACAGGCCCAATTACGTCAAGATCATCCTCAACGGCAAGGACCTCTACGACGTGAGTTTCGGCTCGATCCACGGGTCGAGGTTCAAGGTCACGAAGACCTACAACGACGTGTACGCGAGCAAGCTCAAGAGCATCTTTGAGAAAGAGACAGGTCTCTACCTGAGCTTCTAGGAGAACTTATGAAAGACCTACTCAGGAGCCTGGAAGAGGCGATGTGGTCAGACGACGACATTCGCTATGCGTTCGACGCCAACCCAGACCTCACCATGAGCGAGGGGCAGAAGCGCAAGGTGTACTCCCCCCGAGAGAAGATCAAGACTCACCAGGGTCAGTATTGGTGGTACAGGGATCTGGACTTCATCATGGATGGGCCTCGGTCGTTTGCACCTGTCGGCTCAGGCAGACTTGAGATCCCCGCGAAGAGGGCGGGCCAACTCAAGAAGCTGGGCTACATTGAGATCGAGGATCATCGGATGGGGAAACGAGCCAGCTTGACCAGCAAGGGCAGGAAGGCGTGGCGACAGGCCCAGGATGCCTTCGATGAGATATGACCTGAGCTTCTGAGGACGTAGAAATGAAACAACTCATCAGGCTGATCGCTCGTACATTGTCCGAGGAATCTGCGATCAATCACCGATCGTCCTTGGAGGCAATCGTGAAGGATCTCCGAATCGAGGCTGACGCGATTGGGGTCGCGGTGACGACCGTCAAGTATGGTCGATCCGGGAAGATGTCCGCGTCGGTAAAGGTGAAGATCGGCGATGGATCACTCAGCATGACCTCTCACGACATCGGAAAGTACGGAAAGGCCAACGTAGAGTGGACCCTCAGTGCGGATGGCAAGTACGAGAATGGCATTGGGGTGATTGGCGGGAAGCAGAAGACGCAAAAGCTCGTCAACGCGATCATCGGCAAGTTAGACGCACAGATCTGCAATAAGCGCGCGCGAGAGCGTCGATCGGCACGGGCATGAAATGAAAGACCTGATTCAAGGTGTCGAACACCTGCTCATCGAGAGTGCTGGGGGCGACAGCAAGATGGCTCTGAACCAGATCAGAGCCTATGTCGCTTCAAAGCTACGTGGCTCCCCGGCAGGGGAAGCGATCAGTTCGGCTTCAGCCACGAGATTGCTGGCAAGGGCTGAATTCAAGGCTGAGCTTCCTGGAGGGATGGAACTGTGGATGTGGATCAACGCCAACAAGGAGAATCCAAAGCTCCATGGCGCGTGGAGGCTAGTGGACTCCACTGCCAGCTCTTCTGAGAAGAAACGCGCCTGGACGTCTTGGCAGACCGGGAGCATCAGGAGGAAGGGTGATCCCATCGTGGCGAAGATCCGTGCCTCTGGGAAATGGAAGTAGGTGGCACTCTACCCAGACAGCGGAGGGCTTGAACTTCCCCTCACCAGGTTCTACGAGGACGAGAGGATCAAGCTGACCGGGCAGGTAGTCACCTACTACTGGCTCGAGTTGTACGAGAACGTCGATCCCCTCTATGACGAGCCCTATGACATGGCCAACGCAGACGGATGGGAGTACAACTCGCATACGATGACGATGGCTGTGGAGTTCACAGAGGCAGAGGACCTGGAAGAGCGTGCCGAGGAAGAGGGATTCATCAAGGAATTCGACGCCATTTCGTATCTGTCCTACAACGAATGGATCGCGAACGGCGAGACGAGCCAGAATCCAAAGGTGGGCGACGTTGTGTACTGCATGAATCGATACTTCGACATCGTCAAGGTCGGTTCGGGCGGCAACCTGATAGACACAGCCGACACGGTGGGTTGGAAGTTCGAATTGAGGAAGCGTTCCAAGTTCACCCCAGACAGGAAGACAGATCCGTGAATCCCCGCAAGGTCGCCATTGAGGTACGGAAGGGCGTCGCGTTCGTCTGTGCTACGTGCGAGCACTACTGGGCGGGCAAGGATCGAGGGATGGACTACTGCGTGGCACAGGCTCGTGGGCTGAACTGTGCGGGTCCACTGAAGGGCAAGTCCTTCCCGCACTACAAGGGCGCGATGACTGACCTGCTCAACAAGGTCTGTTTCGTCTGTGGATCAGAGCCGGATGGCTTGGTCTTGACGCCAGACCAGGGAAGCCTGGGTGTGTGCGAGAAACACATGGAGCTTCTCGAGTCCTACTCGATGGAAGGCGAGGCTCCTCCGTTCATAACACGCACGCACGCGCACGAGCTACGCACATGAAGGATGTCATCGAGCTTACGAAGTCCTCGCAGAGGATGCTCAAGGGCATGGAGAAGTGGGCACCGAGGACCGTGGAGGCACAGGCGCTCTCGCTGGTGGATCTTTCCGAGGTACTCCTGGACCTGGTGAAAGCAACGGCACCCACCATCAAGGACGAGAAGTACGCAGATGACCTCAAGGTCGTTCTCGTTGAGGGAGACCCTGTTCTTGCCGGTGTGATCCATCCTGGAGTGGTCAGGACGGTCACCGATGTCTCCGATGAGAGAAACCAGCTGGTCTATGTGGTGCCCCGCAAGAAGTCACAAGCCCCGACTCAGTCTGGTGGTTCACGCCCGAGATCAGACAAGTGGGTGGTGATCCTGAGTCTGTACAACCCGTGGCCATCGAACATGCTGCCCGTCAAGATCACCACAGAGGCGAAGCTGGTGTCGCGCAAGGTGTCTGAGGCAGAGATCAACAGGCGAGTCCTGAAGCTCAAAGGTCAGGCACCGGAGATCGAAGAGCGACTCCGTGGATCCGGGTTACGCAATGTGAGCATTAGCCAGGACTCTTCAGCACTGGAGGGTTCAGAAGTGCAAGAAGACCTTGCATTTTCCGTCCTACGGACGGAGTTTGGATACAACGAGCCTCAACGTGCTCACTGGCGTCCCGCTTTACGGGCGTTGGTGTCGCAGCTGGACCCGGTGCAAAAGGCTTTCGTCAAGTTCGTGATCGAGGGCAAGGGCACTGGTTTTGGTGTTGGGGCTCAGAACATAACAGCTGGTGATGCCGCGCAATTGGAGCGAGATGGCTTTGGGGACAGAGTCGGCAAAGCCGTAGGGTTGAAAAAGTAGAAGGAGATGAAATGGACATTCAAGACTTGAACAAGACGCTGGGCGACATTGAGAATGCGCTCCTACGCAAAGGCGTGGATCAGATCCGAGACATCGTCGCGACCGCAGCTGAAGCTGAAGACGATTTTGAGTTCGACGAGGTGGATGAAGATGATGAAGACTACGAAGACGATGATGAATGACAGATGGTCTTGCCAGAGTCGGTCTGCGTGACTTCGACGCTGGAGTGTTCCTCACGATGCAGGCCGATCTCATCGATTTGAGCGTGCCCGGTGGAACTCGCAAGGCGTACGCCCTCGATGTTGGCGGGGTCACCACGAACGTGCCCGGTTACGAGGGGAAGGTTCCAGTCTTCTTTGCGTATCCAGAGGACGTGTACCAGCCACTGATGCTGCCCTGCTTCCTGGTGAGGAGGACTGGGCTCACGCCCGCGTTTGAGCGAGCCCCATGGTACGGATGGCGCAAGGCACCAGCCACGGGCGCGACACCAGAGGTGGTGACCGACCCGCAGTACCCAGATAAGTACAAGACAGGGTATTCGGGATACTCGACCCAGTGGAACGGCATCCCGATGAACATCGGGTACGACATTCAGGTGATGGCTCGACGCCAGAACGTGGGTGTCATCATGCTCACGCAATTGCTGATGATCTGCCGACCTCCCTACTTCACTTGTGGGGTAGTGGACGATCAGGGCGATCTTCGGCAGTATGATGCAGGCGCAGTACAGATCAGTTCAGCGAGTGAACTTGCAGATGTCGCTGACCGAACCATAGCCTGGACCGTTTCGTTTGAGGTCCAGGGTGAACTCGACCTCTGGCACGAGGAGACTTATGGCATGGGTCAGGGCGATGGTGGTACAGTTGGCGTGTATCCGGTCATTCGGATGCAGACGAAGGTGACGTGATGGGATGGTATTACAGCACAAGTGAGAGGGTGATCGCGGTTCCTGTTGGCAACGGCGAGATCGTCGGGGTTCGACCGTACACTCATGTGTTCGTTGATCAAAGGCTCGAGAGCCGAGCGGAGATTCGTCGTTTTGTATCTCGGGGTCTGCTTCAGCGATCAGGAAGTCCTGGTCGAGGCGCGAAGAAAGCGATCCCGGCGCAACCGATTGCACGTCAGGCAGTAAAGCTGTCAGGTGCGGTGGCATTCAGTGAATCAATTGTTGCCGAAACCAGTGCCAGCAAGATGAAACCGGTGGCTGAAGAGCCGCGCGTGTCCACGCCGGAAGGTCGCGCCACACCAGAGCCAGAAGCCGCAGAGGTCGAAACTGCGGCGGTCGAAGTCGAAGAGGCAAAGGAGGAGACTCCAAAGCCGAAGCGCCCCCGAAGAGGCAGGAAATCAAAGTCATCGACGACAAAGTAGTTTCGCATTCTGCTCGGCAGGTTGCATTGAGTCCTATCGTTGTTTCCGCGTACACTCATCGCCAGTGGCGTCGTGGCGTCGCCACGTGACCACCATGAAAAGGTCTGAGAGGTAGAGATGCCCACATATAGCTACCCCGGTGTATACATCCAAGAGGTTCCTGGCGGTCCAGGACCCATCACGGGATCGTCTCCATCGACTTGTGCCGTCATCGGCTTCACTCTTGAGGGTGTCACGGAAACACCAACCCTGGTGACATCGTTCACCGAGTTTGCAGCCAAATTCGGCGGCACCACACCGCTTAGCTCCACTCCCACGGCGGCGATGGCGTACTTCGTCAACGGCGGGCAGCTGCTGCGTGTGGTGCGTGTGGTCGGTGCCGGGGCAGTGAAAGCGGCAGCGACCATTCCAGAGGTGGCAGACACCTTGCCAGAGACGCTGGTTCCAGATTCCGCACCAGATGGAATTCTGACCACGCTGGTCTTCACCGCTGATCCGCTCTCGGAACTTCCAGTTGAAGCCTCATCGCTGTCGATTTTAGTTGTCGCAGGCGTTTCCACGGTGGTCAGATTCACTGATGTGGGTGGAACCGGAACTCTAGCTGGGTTCGACGCCGGGGATGCACCTGTTGGTGGCTCAAGCGGAACGGTGGACTATGTCACGGGTGAACTCACCCTGACGTTCCCAGGTGGCGACGAGTGCCAGGCTGGGGCGACGTTCTTTGCGACTGCCTACAACCGAACGAACATCACGCAGACCATGCTGTGGGAAGGCGCGGCAGGCAACCTCTACCAGACGAAGCTCACTGGAGATCCCAACTTTGCGGATCTGAGCACAGCATCTTTCTCCAGGTACGTATTGGAGATCCTCAAGTACGACACTCAGACGGAATTGTACATTGGCCAGGAGTCCTTCGAAGGTCTTGTCCTTTCGGACGCTACCAGTGATGACTTCATCAAGACGGTCGTCAATGACGAGGGCGCAGGCAGCGACATCCTCACGCTCACGACGTACCCGGATACGTCTAACCCGGATAATCTGAACGGAGTTGCTCAGACCGGAGAGGACATCCTCCCGAGCATCACGCCAGCAATGGATGGTGTAGAGAAGCAGTTCGCGTTCGCCACCGCATCGCGGATCGCAGCGACCACCTTCAGTGGCGTCGTCGATCTGGCCTACGTGAGCCCGCTGGGCTCACTTCTGGCTCCGATCATCGGTGCGCCGGGTGCAGTTGGTGCGTCTTCTGGGGATGTAGCTTTCACAGAGGCGACAGCTTCCCTCACCGCGATCAGCCCCGAAGCTGACCTCACAGAGGCGAATTCAGTAGCTCTCGTGGCAACCCAGAGTTGCACTGCGGTCTATGCGCGTACGCCCGCTGCACCGGCTGCGACTGCGATTCCAAATGCCGGACCTGGAGCACTGGCAGTCTACGTTGGTCAGATTCTCGTGACTGACTTCGCTCCAGGCATCTCAATGACGCCTGATAGTTTGGCTTTCACGCTGAACTACTCCCGAGACCTCACAGGTACAGCCCTTGCTGTCGCACTCGCACCAGCTGTTGGACCTGGTGGTGCCGCTCCTTATGTCGGAACGTGCACCCTGACAACACAAGCCGGACCCGAGGGTGGTCTCATAAACGGGTTGAGCGTTACGTTCACTCTGAATTACGAACTCGGTGGACCGACGACCGAGACCTTCACCTGCGATGCGGGGGGCGTTTTGACGGGAAGCGCAACGGGCACCGGGACTCTGGATCTAGCGACTGGAGCCATCACTGCACTCACCACAGGGACCAACGCGGATGCTGCGCCTGTTACCATGTCTGCTCTGGTCTATGAGCAGGCCATCGCAGAGCCTTTCACCACCATGGGTGGCAACGCTGTCGGTTCTATCTCGGGGGCTGCGGGTGTCGTAGATGAGGCGAATGGAACCATTCCTGTTTTGACTACCACACTGCTCGTCAGCACAGCGGCTGTTACCGTCACCGCAGTGACCTACACTCAGGCGGCTGTTGACTTCAATCAGAACTTCGTCACCACTTGGACGAATGCCGTTCCAGCGGTTCCGTCCATCACCGCAGTAGATGATACCGGGGCGACCTTCCCCAACATCAACAACGCAAGCGTTCGTATCTCGACCATGGGAAATGGTGCCGGGGTTCAGGCTCTGACCGATGGGGGCGCAGTCACCAACTACTCCCTGACGTGTCGGTTGGAAGCTGCGTTGGCTCTTGAGGCAGATGCCACATTGGCCCTCACAGTGGACACGATGACTCTGCAAACAGGCGTGAACTTCGGTTCACCCCTCACCGTCGAAGATGATGGACTTGGTGCCCTCCAGGTGAGTGCTTCAAGTGATCCTCTGTGCCCGTACACGCTCAACCCGAATGGGATCAACACGATCGACTACGACGCTCAGACCTTGAATTGCATGTTCAAGTTCATAGCCGATTCCTCGCTCGGACCCATCCCCCTGGTGTCGAATGACTTCACGTGCGCCTATTTCGCACAGCCGGTCAGTTCCGCGATCACCACCACAATGACTGGAGGTGATGACGGAGCCGCGACCACTCGCAGCGACATCTCCGCACCGGCGCTGTCAGCGAGCAGCGAGGGGTTGTATGCCCTCAACAAGATCGAGGATCTGTTGCAGGTGGTGATTCCAGACTTTGAGACTGACGCCACTGTGAGCAAGGACCTCATCGACTACGTTGACGGTCGCAAGGATCGGTTCGCCATCGTGTCGGTGCCAGAGGGCTTCGACTACAACGAAGCGGTTCAGTACAAGCAGAACACGCTGAACAAGAACTCAAACCGGGCGGCGATCTACTATCCGCACGTGACGATCATCGATCCGGTGACGCAGAAGCAGGTGAACTTCCCGGCTGGGTCCATGGCAGCTGGGATCTACGCGCGCACGGACGAGACCAGGAACGTGTCCAAGGCACCAGCCGGGACCGTAGATGGTGCCTTGAGGATGGCGACGGGGGTGGAGTTGGAGATGACTCCCGCTCAAGCCGGTGTTGTGAACCTGGCTCACGTCAATTCGATCGTGAACTTCCCGTTCACCGGTCTGGCGATCTGGGGGGCACGCACGCTGGAAGCTGGCGGGGAATTCCCGTACATCCAGATGCGTCGTCTGTTCATGTTCGTCGAGAAGGCAGTGTTCGATTCCACCCAGGTGTTCGTCTTTGAGTCGAACAGTGCTGGTTTGAGGGCACAGGTGGGTTCCTTGGTTTCGGCATTCCTTTTGGAGTTGTTCAACTCAGGACACTTCAGCGGAAGCACGCCTGCACAGGCTTTCTTCGTGGTGTGTGACGAGAGCAACAACACGCCGACCACGATCGCAAAGGGTCTGCTGTATGTGGACGTGGGCCTTGCGCCGACCAGACCGGCTGAGTTCATCGTCTTCAGGTTCCAGCAGAAGACGCTGGAGGGGTAGCAGGTAGGCAATGCCACTGATCGCACCATATACCTTCCCCGGTATCGTTACCCAGGAACTGCAAGCGGGTAACGTGTACGCCGGGGCTGCGCCAGACGGGGTCCTGGACCCAATAGATGTCACTCCCCCCTACTTCGGCGGCAGGGTGAACTTCATCGGGCAGTGTACTCAGGCTGGGTTGTTCGGGCCGTCAACACCGAACCAGGGATTTACTCTGGGCTCGATTTGGTATGTAGGCGCGGGCACAACTCAGGTGACGGTAGATGTCCGGCAGACGCTCTACCCCGCTGCCACCCCGGTGGCGTTTTCCTATCGGGTGTTCGACACCGAGACTATCGGAATGCAGGACAACATCGGTGGTGGCGGTGCGATCACCCTGGATCCGGCCAACTTTGTGTTCCATTTCCGGGTGGCTCCGATGTTGCTTCCAAGCACACACGTCGTAGTCACATCAGTGGGAGTGTTGGCAGCAGACGGTCGATGCACCATCATGTTCGGTCCAGGTTGGGGACTGCCACCATTTGCGGCGATTGACTAGGAGATAACGATGGCACGACTACAAGCGACGGATTTCCTGCTGAGCTTTCGGTTTCAAGTGAGCACGCTTGCATTCAACGGGGAAGAAAACCCGTTGGCATTTGAAAACGATGGCAAGGCAGCTGGCTTCCAGAGCGTTACCCTCCCGGAGATCACCCTTGAGGCGACGGAGTATCGCGAGGGTATCTACAAGTACACCCGCAAGTACCCAGGACCACCCACGATCACGGAAGTCTCTTGTATGCGAGGTGTCGTGAAAACAGACACAGCGTTCTTCGACTGGTGCGTCGCTGCCATGTCGGGCGCTGAGTACCGGGCCGACATTCAGATCCTCCAGTATACGCGGAGTGATATGCCTGGTCCTTCAAGCCCAGATGAGTATAGCGATCTCCCTGATCATGGGAGTCGAGCTTACAACTGTTTCCAGTGCGTCCCGGTGCGGGTCAAACCCGCTGGTGACATGGACGCCACGAGCGGTGAGGTCTCGATGGCGGAAATAGATTTCGCACCAGAGTACTTTACCATCATCAACCACTAGGTGGTCGAGGCTTGCGATGGCAAGAAGTAGACTGCTTGACCTCCTTCAGGACTATCCTTTCTTTCTGGCGGATGTGTCCGTATCCGCGCGCCCACCGTTCTTCGTGCTGGGTGAGGGTCTGCTAGGCTTCAGTTCGTGCAGTTCCCCCGAGCTTACCTTGGACACCGAAGACGTTGTCCAATACCACTCCAACTACAAGGTGCCTTACTACACGGGCGCAACGGTCTCACCGATCACGCTCCAGAGAGGCACGAGTGCCTACGACAGTACGATGTACCGCTGGGCCAAGAGATCGCTCAGTGGGCAGGATAGGGTCCACAGGCACCTGATGCTGATCCACTTCATGACTGCGTCCCTTGATGCACTCACTGGAGGCTCTGGTAGTGCAGATGACGTGAGCTTCGTGGGGATGCTCAGGCCGATGGGTAAAGCATTCCTATTGTGGAGTTGCATCCCAACGCGGTACAAAGCGGGGTCAGACTTCGACGCTACGTCGGGGGCAGTGTCGCTCACGGAGCTAGAAATCCAGCCGCAGTACTTCTCAGAGGTCAGTTTAGATCCGAGGCAACTGCTGGACTATGTATAGGTGAAGTCATGAATCTCAAGAGCCGAAAACTCATCATCTTCATGGTCGCGTTGATCATCTTCGTCGGGAACGCAGCACTGGGGAGTCCGATCCCAGAGGAGTCCCTGGAGCAGGTGTTGGCGTTGGTCATCAGCTGGTTGGTTGCTCAAGGCATTGCCGACCATGGCTCTCAGGGCGCAGCGAATGCCGCTTTGAGGGCAGCGAAAGCTGGCGAGGACATCGTGAAGGAAGCCAAGGTGCTCACCGAGGGCGACACAGCGGCGAAGTCTGATTCCTAGTGCAATCGATTGCGTGACTCGTGAAGAATCTCATTCAAGAAGTCCGAAAGCTGTACTCGAGATGGTGGGAACACCCAGACTACGAAGAGGGTCCTCTGTCTAAGTCCAGGGGGTCCTACAAGGGATCGTACTGGCAACCGAAACCGTACAAGAAGCCAAAGCCATGGATCTCATCAGGTGGGGTGGTGATCGAGTCGATGATGAACCCCACCATGGTCTACGTGATCAAGCCATCACGAAATTACGGTCCCTGGTCTTTCCCGAAGGGTCGGGTCGATGAGGGCGAGACTCACAAGCAGGCAGCGAAGCGTGAGGTCTGGGAAGAGACTGGGATCAGGGCGAAGTTCCTGCCACAGGGCTACCTGGGTAAAGGGAAGGGCACCTCAAGCATCACGCACTTCTACATGATGGTGAAGACGGGTGGCAGACCGAGTCGCACCGACGAGACTGACGAGACTCGCCTGGTCACCTTCGATGAGGCGAGGAAACTCTTTCGACTGTCTGGCAACCGAAGGGATGTCAGGATTGCTGACCTGGCTGAAGAGTGGCTCGCCAAGAGGGTCAAATGAAGCGGCTCGTCGGACTCATCGAAGAGAAGCTCAGGAAGGCGAGTGTGAAGACGCGCCCCGCGCGCGTGACCACTGACAACTACGTGGCGGTTGATTCGGAGATCATGATCCGTTTGGGTCTGGCCGACCTGAGGACATTGCTCTCGAGGAAAGAGGTCATCGTCCGAGCGCACGAATCAGACCGCCAAAAAGGCAAGTACGCGAGCTACACCGTCAGGATGACCTATGGAGGCAAGGGCGTTCCTAAGAATGTGAACGTGTAATTTAATCCTTGACAAAACGTCGTACCTTGGTTATATTGTCCCCGTATCGACAACGAGATGGAGGGCAAGATGCTCAAGTTTTCGACAAAGACCTATCCGGTCCATTCCGATTCCGACATTGACCGGACCTACCAGACCACCTTGGACAACCGAGGGTTCGGTCTGACCTGTACCTGCCCCGCAGGCGAGAACAATCGCCCCTGCAAGCACTTCTTCCGCGCACAGGTGAAGCATACTGATGCCTTCGGCGTGGCCCGCAACAACCTGCTCCAGACTGTCTTCAAGTCGAAGCGTGAGTTCGGGCTTCACTTCACGGATCTTGCTTGCGAGATGGGCGTCAACGCAGCGATCAGGGATGTCCTTGATCGCGGGCTACCCGCTAATGACTTGCGACGAGTTGACCACCAGGTGGGCGACTGGCGTTCACTGATCGGGAAGGTGTGAGATGAAACCAGGACTCTACACTCTGACCGAGCAGGAATACTTCAAGCTGGCGCGTGCGCGATGGTCGATGGTGAAATCCGTCCTCGACTGTCCCGCCGCGTACCGGCATGCCGTCCAACACGTCCAGTCCTCGTCAAAACCGAAAGACCTTGGACTCTTGGTTCACTCCATGGTCCTCGAGCCTGAGAAGGTCGATGACCTGTACTACCGGGCAGAGAAGGTCGATCGGCGTACCAAGATCGGCAAGGAATCCTGGAAGATCCAACAAGAGGCAGCTGGTGAGCGAGAACTCATCGAGGCGTCTGTCTACGACAAAGCCATGGACCTCTCCGGTCACCTTCGCGTCGTCATGGACTCCACATTCGGGGCTTGGCGCAAGGGTCGATCGAGAGTCGAGGTGGCAATCGTCGGCGACATGTATGGCATCCCTGCCAAGTGCCGGATCGACCTGATCCTCGACGGAAGGATCTGGGACATCAAGACAACTCGCGATCTGCGACCCAGAGCCTTCATGGGCTCATGCGTCAAGTTCGGGTACTACGGGCAGCTGGCCACTTACCAGCGGATGCTCTCACAGCATGAGCCGGACGCAGAGGTGGGCGGCATCATCGCTGTCCAGACTTCCGGCGCTCCAATTGCCCACGTCCTTCGTTTCAACGACCAGGCCAAGGCGTTCGGCGAAGAGATGTCTTCAAAGGCATGGAAGACCCTGCTGGAGTGCCGGGAGAGCAGCTGTTGGCCCGGTTACGACTACGACGGCGAGATTGGCATTCCCGGCTGGTGTCTCGATGACGAGGCATGAGTGGATCGCGATGGGCGAACCCGAGATCTACAACGGCAAGGCCGTCACTCCCATTCGCTGCCTGAACTGCAAGGTGACGGCGAAGATGGTTGTGGCGATCAACCGTTACGGTGAGTCGTCGAAGCTCATCGTCCACGACAAGCCCTTCCGCTACGTCCGCTATGATTCCTGCTCCAGGAGGAGACGATGAGCAAAAGAGAATTGAACACTGAGTTCTGTCGAACTCGCTGCGAAAGACAAGTCCTGATCCCCCTTCTGGATCGCCTAGACAGGCGTGAGCTTTTGGCTCTGATTCGCTTCATCAACGCCGTGAAGGACGACGTGAGGATGGAATGCAGGCGTGAGGAGAGACGTCGAGGTCGTCGTTTCTGACCTAATTGCAATTGACATGGAACATGGGCTTGCCTGACGATGCATCTAGCATCATCATGTTGCTGCAAGAAACCTGACTTCCTCAATGGAGCCATGACCCATGCCATACGCACTTGACGACACAAAGGGCGCTCTTCCCCTCACGCAACTATTCAACCGATCGAGCTTGAAAGCCCCAGCGCTCGCATCTGGGAAAGCCGCCCTTCAGTGTGTTGCTGGTGGCACGATGGTGGTCAAAGCTGACAGCACTCTCATTCCTGGTGCCCCGTGCGACCACGGTTTCCTGAGTGCAGCTGGCGTCGCAGGCGCACAGGCTGACCTGGCGTTGACGGTTCCAGCCGGTAACATCTGCCTCGTGCAGGTTTTTGGAGTCTTCGCTGCGAGCGCAACGAACTCCCTCACGGTCAGTGAGGATGCCGTCCCAGTCGGCTCGGTTGTCGTGACACCGAACGCCGTGACAGGCTTCACCTGGTCTCACTACGCGGACAACAGTGCCGGGGTCGCGGATATGGCTTACACGTTTGTGTCTGCCGGTGGTGACCTGGCAGTAGGCACCTTCTCGCAAGCGACCGTCGTCTCCTAAGAGGTTGAATCATGCCATACGCACTAAGTGACACATTTGGGGCTCTTCCCCTCGACTCTCTTTCCGTTGGCGTAGGTGTTGGCAACACCTTCGCGCCGAAGCAACCGTCTGCCACGCAGAAGGCCATCCAGTGTGTCGAAGGCGCGCTGTGCCTTGTGGATTCGACGGGGGCTTGGATCCCGATGACTCCGCTCGCGCAAGTCACCTCAGCAGGTGCGGTGACGATGACTGCGCTTGCGGCTGCGGCTCTTCCGGTCCTGACCATCAACACCCCAGATCAATGCTCGGTCATCATCCAGTTCGATGGCATCTGTGACGTGGTTGCCGATACGGATCGGACGCTTCAGATATACGTCAATGATTTTCCTATGGGTCCACTGAATGAGATCACGGACGGGGATATCTTGTCGTGTCAGTCCGTCTTCTACATGCCTGGACCTCCGGCGGGTACCGGTGGGCTCACATGGACCCTGAGGTCAACCTACACGGCGGTTGACAACTCATCGAGGATCATGCCTGGTGCGATCCTCCGCGCGTGGCTCGTAGGCGCGGAGCCAGGCTGATTCCAACTGCATGTGTCTGAGAAGAGGGGGGGGGCTTGGCGGGCTCTCCCTCTTTTCGTTTGCGTCAAGTCATGGTTCTGCGTTAGAACCATTCAGATCGCACCGGAGGTAGTCATGGCTCGTGACAAAGAGGACTCGTCGTTGGACGAAATGACCACCTCTGCCAACATCGCTACCACACCATCGAAGTTCATCCTCACCAAGAGGCGCTCCTGGCCTTTCGGGGACAGCGTGGCACCGGTCACCACTTTGGCGATGCTGCGTAAGAAATCTTCTCGAAAGTACAAGAATTATGGTCCCTACATCGCCTTCGGGGAGCTTGTCGTGTAGGTTCCCGAGCCCATGGATGGGGAATGGATAGTCTCTGGAGCTTTGGTGCAAGGGGTGGCATACGCGCCAAGAAGATCCTGTCCTGCTTGAGACGATCTGAGGTCCTGACCCTCCCCGAGATCATCAGCGAGCTTTCAATTCACCCCCGTTACCATTCAGCCTACCGTAAGCTCATCGAGCGCATGGTCGATGCTCGTATCGTTCAGCGGTGGAACTCGCACGAGGGCGTGGCTCATTTGTACGGGTACGTCGAGAGTCACCCCACGGTCCTGATTCGCTCAGACACTGACCCTGACTGTTCCGATGTGATTCACCTTCTTCACGATGGGTCTGAGGTTGCGATACTCTCGGATCGAGGTGCCGCTGTGCTGAGCAGATGGGTACTCCTCGAGCCAGAACCCCTTTTCGGGATCGCCTTTCTCAAGCTCTCGGACGCTCTTCAGGTAGTGCTGGAGAAGTGAGGGGTCACAGAGAGGACGGACTGACATGCTTGCAATCGATTGCACAGAGGTACTCGATCCTTCGCCCGTCGTCGGTCTTCAGCAGGATGTAGTGCCCGCCTCCGACGTTCTGAACCAGACC